TAAGTTTGATAAGACATGGGGAATAGGAATAGATTGTGAAACAGCAAAAGATTTAGATGAAGCAAATTATCCTGGACAAAATCTACTTGGTAAGGCACTTATGGAAATACGAAAAGAAATAAAACAAGAGATTCATAAACTTGACATTAAAAAATAAAATCATTAAATAAAAAATCTATATTAGCGTAATAATAACAAATTATCCAGTTTAAATATTTCTTATTTTTTTATAAACTTCATGGATTTCATGATTTAAAAAATGACTTTTTTTAGATTCAACCTCATTATAATAATTTTGATTATATAAATAATCCAATCTTGGTGCCCATTTTCTAGCACCTAAGCGTGCTGTTGTTGAACAATTATCAATCATATAAGATATACCATGTTTCGCCATAAATGGATTTAATGAATCAACGGCTTCAATAATTGATTCATTTACTATTTCCGAATAAGAATGTTCTTTTTCAATTAATATATCAATTTGCGCCATCATATTACCAATATAAAACCCCGAAACAATAGCTTTAATTGTATCATCATAAATTTTAACATATTCACTATCTTTATTTATTTTCCAAATTTTAGAACCCGAAATATTACTAAATTCACGATTACTATTTAAAAGAACACTTCTAATTTCATTACCACTTTCAACTTCATCATATATTTCTTCATATAACCCTCTAGAAATATTATACGATTTTGAATAATTTAAATCAAAGAATTTTTTTTCAAAATCATTAAAAGATTCATATAGTTTTAAGAATCCATTTTTAGATATTTCTTCCGACAATTCATTAACAATATAATTAACACTATAATTATAAGCAGCATCACATGTATATAACCCATCAAACTCCCTGCATAAATATTCAACAATACCATATAATCCACCTAATAAAATACCTCGTTCCCCAAAAATATCTGAAACATATTCCTTTTCCATTGTTGTTTCGAAGATTTGTGGTGATCCAATACCATATGCCCAAGCTAATGCTAAATTTTCAGCATTAAAATCAACATCTCTATATACAGCAAAACTTGAATTAATCCCACTACCATTAACAAACTTATTACGAACTGTTAAACCCATACCTTTAGGTGCCACCATAATTATATTATTATTATCAGGAAAATCACTAGCAATATTTTTCAAATGTCCCAATAAAAAACCATGGCTGAAACCTAAAGTACTATTTGGTTTCAAATAAGAAAAATAGTGTTCATAATCTATACTTTGGGCATAATCACTAATAAGCATTAAATTTAAATCACAACTACTTAATACATCTTCAATATTGTTTACTTCAAAACCTAATTCAATTGCTTTAAATGCTGATTTACTATGTTGTCTCAAACCAATGATTACAGGAATATTTAGATTCAATCTATTTATTGTATCTCTTAAATTTTGTGCTTGTGCTTGACCCTGAGACCCCCAACCAACTACACCAATACTATTAATTCTAGAATTTTTTAAAGTATTTATAAACATATTATCTGAGTTTTCATCTTTAATATAAACATTTTCAATAGTATTATTTAATTGTAAAGTTTTAGTAGTTAAAAGCCTTTGACTAAATAAATACCCTTTACGCGTTAATGAATTATTTAACAATGATTTCCTAATTATTGTAGTCATTTTCAAACAAAGTTATATATTTCTGTTTTGTTTGTTTTTAAGTTATTCAAAAGTATTATATTTATTTTTTAGATCCTCAAAATGAGCTTCATTAATAAGCCTTTCAAATGGAAGCTCTCTTTGTTTTTTCCTATTTTTATTATCATAATAAATTTTTTGACTTATTTGAATTAATGAAAGTATCAAACTACAAAAATTTCCATAAAACATTGACATAGATTTATCTATATAACCAAATACCGTATACATTGTGTTTCCTATAATAAACATAATTTCCAATATATAAGATATTTCTTCTGTTTTCTTTTGTTGAAAAGTATGTATAATTTGCGACATTTGCGCGAAAAGAAAAATACCATTTCCAATCCATCCATAATATTCTTGCTCTATTGTTTCACCACAATTACTCGAATTACTAAGATTTATCATATAACTCATATTTCAAGCTAGAATAAAGTGTAATATTTAAAAATATGAATGTTAAAATACATTCTATCTATAAATCAAAAAATAAAATTAAATAAAATTATAATAAAATATAGTTAAGAAAATAAGAACTTACATTCTCCATTCCTTATTACTAAATGGTGATACTCTTATATCATTCTTTTCTTCTTTATATCTATCAACTTGAATTTGCATAGGATCCATTCTATGATTTAAATTCTTTTCAATTTCATTACCCTTTGGTTTTGGTTTTACACCATAGCAATTCGCACCAAATTTATAATGTGGATTCTCAAAATATCCTCCATTGACACCTGGTTTTCCACATTCATTTTTTCTATATGGATCACTTTGTAATTTATTCCAGAAATCAGCTTGAGTAGGATACAAAGCTAATTGTCCTTCAGACCATCCATAACTACACCAATTTGCTCCTTTTTTATAAGCATCAATTACTTGATCTAATGTAGCTAATTCTGAATCATATGCCTTACAAACAGCTTTGGCTTCTTCATAAGAAAACATATTATCTCTAATATTAAATACTTCCTTGTCTCCACTAGAACATTCACTTGTGCATGAAGCAACAGTATTTTGAGCCAATGGTGTTTGTCTTTGATATTCGGATTTAAACATATTATCCGATAACATGAAATAACCAACAATTACAAATACTATTATAAATAATGAAATAAGTATTATGAATACTGAATTTGAATTCTTAGATACAAAATTATTATTATTTCTCATATATATTATTTATAGATTATTTTTATTTTTCATAAGGATTATTTTTTATTTAAACTAAATTAATAGATAAAACTAAATTTAATATATAATTAAGCAGGAAAAATTTAATTTAATCATTTAATTTTAGTACTATTTACCTTTCTAAAAAATAATACATAAGCATTATTAGTAACAATTTTACTGCTATCTATTTCTCTAACATTATTATCATTAAACTCATACCATTTATTATTTTGATTTTTACAATATGAAAAATAATGCCCCGAATTACTATTACCTACATGATTGCAAATACCAAATAAATCAAAATAAGATTTATGTTTATCATATCCTATACAATATTTTGTTAAATCTAGAGATTCTAATGGGAAGTCAACTTTTACATTTTTTTTTCTCCCAAAATTATTAAATCTCTTAAAACTCACAATAAGAATATTAGGAAATTTCCAAAAAATTGTTTTCTTTTGTGCTTCATGATAATTATTAGTTTTATCATCTAACCACTTATTATCACCATCTAACGTTTCGGATTCTGTAAATAATTCAAAACAATCATAAATATTAACATTTTCTTTATTAGCAATAGGAAGCGTAAAAAAACAAATTGGATTATATGTTCTTGATTTAATTGAATTTTCAACCTCTATAAATGTTACCATCTGACCATAAAATAATTCAATTATTTTAGAATAACATTTTTTAAAATAATCCTTCCATTTATTCATAGATTCATACGCAATTCTATCCAAATCATTTTTAATTGACCCTGAAATATTGATATCTACCTTTTTACATAATGATTCGTGTAAGGCATCTATAAAAAATACTAGAAATTCTTGTACATCGTTTTGATTATAAAAACCAAAATTAATATCGTTTTTATTAGCCGTAATCATAGCTGTTTTATAAAAACTCATTGGTGAAATAGTACAATTTTCTTCATAAATTCCACTAATTAATCTATAATATTCTTTTGTTAATAAACTATACTTATCATTATTGTTATAATCATTAACAAAATCCTTTTCTACAAAATAATGTGTTAATTCAATAGTGTTACTTAAACATTGTAATGCGGAATTCATAAAACAACTATTACCTAGGTTCTTAAGTCCACATAATCCTTTATTTTCGTATTTTTTATACATTAATAAATAATAATTATAATTATTTAAAAAAAAAACTTTAAATAAAAATAACTATAATATATACAATATGAATTATAATACAATAAGACATATTAACTCTATTTATGATGAGCTTGATTTTTTAAATTATCGTATTGAACATTTAGAAAGAGAAAATAGAGAAAATGAAAGAGAAAGAGAAATAAGAAACAGAATAAATCCATTAAGTAGACTTTCAAGAAGAAATGATAGAAATAGATTAAATGTTACACATCTTGATAATCACAATCATCTATTTGAGGATATTTTGTTTTCAAATACATTAAATTCAACAAATTTACCCAATTTAAATAATTTACCAAATTTATCGAATAGAGAAAGAACAATGCGCACAATTCCAAATACACCAAATACATCAACACTTTTTGGTATATTTACACCTCAAGGACAAAATCGTCAAGGTAATACAAATATACCCCAACAAACAAGAGAAGGAAATGAAGAAGAAAATAACAACAACAACAATAATCGTACCACAACCAATGTAAATCAAAATGCTCCAACTTTTAATGAAAACTTTGCTACTGGTTTTGCACAAAGAGTTCATAATATGTTAACAACATTAAATAATAGTGATACACCATTCCAAGATTTACCCAATATTCAAATAGAAACCTATAATCGTTTTATTATATCACATAAATCTGTATCAAATAATACAACAATAGAATTATATAACCATCCAAATAACTCTAATACAAATAATGATGAAACAGAAAATTCTAATACAAATAATGATGAAACTGAAAACACAAATACAATCACACAAGCAGATACAACAAATAATGAACATGTAAATAATAGATTTCAACAAGATAATAGATGTGTAATTTGTATGGAAAATTTAGAAGACAATACTATTGTTAGAAGATTAAATAAATGTAATCATGTGTTTCACATTGACTGTATTGACAAATGGTTTGAATCAAAAATTACTTGTCCAACATGCAGACAAGATATAAGAGAAATACCAGGTGTAGCTTTAGGAGTACAAGGTAATATAGCAATAAATAACAATAATATTGATGTATAAATAAACACACAAAAATATTATTAATTAAAACTAAAAATAATTAAATTAAAAAAAAAAAATATTAATCTATTGTTACTATTAATATTAGTAAAATAAAATATTAAATAACAATATCAAAATAAAATTTTATTGGATATTATTTTATTTATAACATCTATAATAATATACATTTATCAAGTATTTAATTTACTTTGAAGAAATCAGTAATTTCTCTACTATTACTCTTTTTATTTATAGCTTTTCTAAGAATATCTCCAAATACAATATCACCAGCATCTTCACTTCTCAACTCTTCTATTTTTTTTAGTGCTTTTTCTTCAGTTCTACTTTGAAGTAAATATTTAAGTTTGTTTTCATAATATCCATGTTGGTGTTTAAATCCTTGTAGTTTTTCAACATCCAATGAATAAATCTGTACAACAGGCTTCATAATCTGATTTGTAATATAGAATAAGTAATCCGGGTTCAAGTTATTCTCTCTAATAAAATCAGGGTGTTCAATTCTATCACCTTGTTTATCTACCTTTTCCTTTACATTTATATATACATAAGGGATTCTATCATTAGAAGATGGCTTATTACCAGGATCTCTAACACCCATTCTATCAGCCAATACTTTATGTGCAATTTGATCAGGATTTTTATAATACCCACGAAGACTTTTTGTAATAATCAACATATCCATACCAAACTTCCCTGCCAACAATTTTTCAAGTTCATTTTGAAGAAATTTAATTGACAATTCCAAGTTTCTCTCTTCCATCAAAATATTAATAACACCTGTATATACATGTTTCACAATATCGGCATTATCTCTACGTTTTGATACAACACCCATACTAGTTTGTTTAAAATCTTTTTCTCCCGTCTTAAATTCATACTTATTACCAATATAACGTTTCTTTGAAAACAAGATAAATGGCCAAAATGTTTTCTCATATTCCAATTTATGTGGTGGCTTCAAAAACTGCTGGATATATTCTTCTACTTCACAACCCATTTCAATAGATTTCTTTAATGCCTCGCGATTTTTTAGTTTATTACCTTGGTCATCCTTTGGATTGAAATTAATGAATATACTATCGGTATCTCCATACACAATATCAGCATCAGGGAAATACTCCTTAGTCTTATCTTTTGCCAAATAAAGCAAGTTTCTTCCAGTAGCTGTTGTAGAAGCGGCAATATCTTTCAAATAAATAGGACTGGTTCTTGCCCCAATCTGACCATACAAAGAATTTGCTGTAACCTTGAAAGCCAATTGTAGACCATCATATACTGATTTCTCAAAATCATTATATGTATCCTTGGAACTTATAACATTTTCTTCACTAACACTTACTTCTCCAAATACAATATTCCCATCCTTTTTATCAATCAATCCACTAAATTTCTTAACTTCACCATTTTCGTCTTTATATTCGACTGTAACATATTTTATCTTTTTCCTTGTATCTTTACGAGCCTTCAATAGCTTTCTCAAAATTGTTGGAATAATTGATTTTGAACCATCAGATGGTTGAACAAACCTACAAGTCTTTGTTCCAACCTTTTCCTTTCCTTTACTCTTAATTTTTGGATTAATCCATTTATAAACATCATGTGTTACATCTACAACACCATATCCTATATTTTTCAATTCTTCAATACCATCATCGCCTAGATATTTTCGCGTATCATCATTATCTTCCAAAATAATTGAATCATGAGACAAATTCTCACTAATCATAGATGATGGATACAATGAAGCATAATCCAAAACAGTTATTGGTTCTTCAAGATAAATACCAGGTTGTGGTTTCAAAACAATAGCACCTTCATAACCACCATCATTATCTTTTGGCATATAATTTTCATCTTCTCCATATTCAAACATTTCCTCATTATTACTATTTACAGCCTTTGAATCTAATGTAGTTTCTTCTTGTTCACATTTAATCTCAGGAATTAAAGTATTATATTCGCTACATTCCTTTGATACCAAACTAAAGATCTTTACACCTTGACCACGCAAGAAAAGATATGACAATGGTACCAAACAAACATTAGCCATACCAATATTATTTGTAATAATTTTCAATTTATCGATTAGATTATTACACAACTCACAATCCTGAATACAATATACTGCAATTGTTTTCCTATCATCTGCACTTCCATCTTGTAGTCTAAAAATATCTTTTGGGCTTACATCATCCTTTGCCAACGTCCATTTTGGTTTCTGTTCTAACAAAGATGAATCAACACTATCATTAAGTGTTATAGTATCTCCATCAATATTTGTAATCTTGAATTTCTTATTTTTATACTTATTATCATTACCATAACTTATAGTAATAAAATTTCCATTCAAAAGTGTATCAACACCTTTAACCTTTAGTTTATTTCCATTTATACTTGTAATCTTATCATTTATAAAATATTCCGAAACATAATCAAGCTTATATGAAACCAAATTAAAATCCTTTTGAACAACTTTAAGCAAATCCATTACAATACGACCCTCCATTGAAATATATTTCAAGATATTATCACCAAGAGCAGAAGATACCAACTTCTTAACTTCCAAACGACTTGATTTAATTGTTGCTGTGTCATTTTTCCTATCAATAACGTTAACACGACCCAACTTTGAAAATTCATCAACACATTTCAATTCCTCCGCTCTATTCCACATAAAACTAAAATCAAAACCAAAGATGTTATAACCAGTAATAATATCAGGATCTAATTTTTGAATAAAACGTGTCCATGCCAATAAAACATCTCTTTCATTATCATACGCTTCAACGACAGCATTATCTATTTTGTTACAAGTACCAAGCGTAATAATATGACGAATAAAACAATCACTTTCACCAAATTTACGTACAGTAGTACCAATTTGAATAACTTTATCACCTTCAATAGCAGGAAAACTCCAATCCATCTTTTCTGTTAGACGTTTACAATATGTATCTCTAGTTGTGTCAATTTCAGGGAATTTATCATTTAAAATACTATACAAACTATTAATACACAATGATATTTTTGAAATTATAAGTTCACCAAATTTCTTATTGAACTTATATTTTGAACAAATTTTATCTATTTTTTCTGGTGTAGTCATATTTTCACAAATGTAATAACTATAAATAAGCTTTGTTACTAAATCTAAGATAAAGTCTTTTGATTTATCACTATATTCATCTTCTTTCTTCAATTCATCCATCATTTTCTTGATATTGTTGAAAATAATATTATTACATTTTGTCGATACATTTTCAATATCGTATTTTGATGGTTTATTATTTGTCTTTGTATAAATACTACTCATCATATTATTAGATTTTGCTGTTGATGTATTACAAAAACCATCTTCAATTAATGCAGTTAGGTGTTCCTTATAGATTTTCTTATTCGCATCAATAAATTTTATTTTTGCTACAATATAATTTCTTAACAAATCCAATGCCATAATTTTATAAGATTCCTGCCTAATCAAAATATTATAAATTCTGTCACTAACTTTTTCAATAGTATATTCATCTGGTAGGTCTTCTTCTTCTTTTACATAAACTGGGCTAATATCAGTTCCTTCATGATTAAATGCATCAATTATCAAATCACTAAACATTTCAATCTTCTTTTCTTTAGACAAACCAATAAATTTCTTTGATTTACATTTATTTTTATAAATATCATATAGTTCAAAAGCCAATTTCTTATAGTTCTTATTTGGTAGTGGGAAATCACCATGACTACTACTACATTCAATATCAAAAGAAGCAATCAATAGAGGGGAAACTTCATTTTTCTCTTTAAATATCAAATCATCTTGGTCAATATCAACATCAATCATACATGTAGTCTTTTTCAAATCATTAATTTCATATGTGTATGGTTTCAATGTAACCCACCCACATGCTTGTACATTTTTACTATGAATATATCTAATAAATGGTGTAATATTTGATTCATAGAGTTTGAAAAAAATTTTATTACCATTTACATTAATACCTTCCTTAATAGATATAACAAATTTATTCATTGAATAAGAATTATTGAATACCAACTTAATAAATCTAAATAGTTTATTATTTGTAAAACCATAAAACTCTTTCTTATCTACAAACTCATAACTAATCAAATCCTTTCCAACTTTATCATCTACACTATTTTTAATACACGAAATAATTTTTGATTTGGATAATTCATTACTATCATCATTTACTTTAATATAGAAATATGGATTAAAATTATTAATATGGACACATACAGATGCACCATCTTCAGTAATACCAAATAGTTTAATTACATGCTTATATTTTGTAATATATTTAAACTTTGACTTTGGCTTTGGGTTTTCAGTTTTGATATATTCATTTGTAGCAAGCCAATCAATACATTGAAATTCAAGAGGTTTTGATGGGTCTACTTGTTTATATTGGTTATATCGCAAAGATTCCATTTGTATGAATAATGTGAATGTATTTAATTTCACAAAATAATTTTAAATCAATTTTTAAAAACAAATATTGGGATTTTTTAAAAGAAATATACGCATTTTTTTTTGTTTTGTAATATTAAGATGACTGATTTTACTACATTTTTCTTAGTATTAATATGTATAACAATATTTTATGTATACCTTGAAAATAAAGCAAGTGACGTTACATATATTAACGTTGACCAAATAGAATATCTTGTTAGAAATTTACCAGATAAAGAAGAAGCCGCATTATTATTATCAAAAATAAGGTCTAATTGTTCCAAAATCGTTGAATCACTATTTAGAGAAATGAATAATGATAAGAAAAAATTTGATGAAGAAACAATTAAAGGTATTAAAAGATTGAAAAAGAATTTTAAACCAAATAATATAAGTGAAAGTTCCCCTGGTAATGCATATACATCTTATTCAATTAATAAAGGTGAAAAAATTGTATTTTGTTTAAGACAAAAAGGTGGTGTTGATGCGAATGAACTTGTTGATATAAATACAATGATGTTTGTAGCAATACATGAATTAGCACATTTAATGTCAAAAAGTATTGGACATACAACTGAATTTTGGGATAATATGAGATTTCTTTTAAAAAAGGGAATCGAGATTAAGGTTTATAAACATATTGATTATAGTAAATTCCCAGAAGATTATTGTGGTATTAAAATAACAGACACTCCATTAACATAATTTATTTAAATAAAAAATTATTTTTATATTATTTTTCTCTCTCTATATTAATGAAAAAGTTAAAAATATATTTTTTAACAAATATTTTTACAAATACACATTACGCGTTTGTTCCAAATATATTAGATGAAAACATTAATAAATTATTACAAGAGTTTTCCGATTTATCTAGTGTAAATAAAACAAAGGTAATAGACGCAATCAAGTCTCAAGAGGAAAATATACACATAGGTAATATATCATTGATAAAAGAACATACAAAAATAGTACCTATAAATATTGAATTATATAATATTAACGATTTTAAAAATTATTTATTTCAATTAACAAACATATTACCACAAAACCAATTAATTTTTGTTAAAAATAATAATGTTGTTGATTACACCCATAGATTAAATGTTGATAACTTAAATCCTAAATTTCGTGTTATTGAAGAGCCACTTGGATTTTATTATAAAAATAGTCTAGGTAAAAGATTTTTAAATTGTACACTAACAAAAAATGAAATATTAGAAGGTTCTAGTGATGGACAAGATGTTTTGTTTGAACATAATTCAATTATTGGAAACTTCGACACTCTTAATAACGAGTTATTTTTGGTTAATTACGATGATTATAAAGCAAAATTTCAAGACCATATTAATTTCCCAAAAATTAAGTCATTATTATTTCCATTTATTAAAGGTGTACCATCCGAGGAAGAATTATTATTATTTGAAGAAAATAAAAAGGAATATTCTAAAATATTGGAAAATAATAATTTAATTGTCAAAGAGTTAGATAATACTAATATTATTGACAATTACTTTGAGCTTGAATCTTCAAAATTTAATAATCTTGTTGTATATAGTAAATTACATGAAAAACAAAACCTTATTTTAAAGGATATATTTGATAATCTTACATGCAGTTTAACAATTCCACATATAAAATATAGAAATTTTATAAGAAATAATTTATATAAAATCTACAAATATGGTGTGAATGTAAATAGTTTTGATGAAGAATCAATAAAATACCGAATAAATGAATTAGAACAAAAAATAAGATATATGAAACGTACCAATGTTGGGTATGCTAAAATACAAGAATATGAAACACAATTAAAGAGTAGTATATTAGACCTAAATAATTTAAAAAAAATAGGTAAGAATCATTATGATTATAAGAACTACTTAAATATTTATAATTCAAATGTTAATAATTCAAATATAACTACAAAGACTTTTGAGGAATGGAAAGGTAATCCAAATATTCCAAAAGAAGTATATGTTAACTCAACTTCGAAATATGATAATAAATTAGAATCTATTGTGTTTAAAATAAGATACGAAAGTAATACTCAAGATCATTTTATATCATTTATTTTATTTAACAATGGTACATATCATATTAAATTTTTGAATGAAAGTGATTTTATTAGCACAATTCACATTTATGAAGTTTTTGATAATGTAAATAAGTTAATTGATTTACTAAACAAAAATAATAGTATAAATATCCAAAAAATAAATAAAAACTACACAAACATTGATTTTATTAATTTAAATGTATTTTTCGATGTAAATATTGAGAATCCAAAAAGGAATATTAACTTGTCATCTATTAAAACAATATTAAATAAATATCATAGTCATGTTTATGCTTTCGATAACAACAGTAACGATTTAACATATAAATATAAAAATATCGATAATTTTGATAGTGAAGATAATTTATTTAAATACTTTAAAATTCTTAGAGATAATATAGATAAAACAACTGATTCAACATTAAGAAAAGCAAGTGAAATAGGTGTATTTAGAGAGAAAGTATGGTTACCAGAATTACAATTAAAATTTAATAAAACTAATATTGATGCACTAAATATGTTAGAAGATTTTGTTGATAAAATGAAATATGATAACCAAAAGGTTGAAACTATATACGAATTAGTTGATTTAGTAATTAGTAATGGAAATGTTAAGAATTCATTTATTGTTTCAATATTGAATTTAAACAATTTAAATGAATTAAACTCAGTAGCAAGTTTTTTAAATAAAATTTTTAATAAATTACATGAAGATAAACCTGAAAAGAACCTATTGACAACTGAAAAACAACCAACAATAATTGAACCAATTTTATTAAAACAACAAATAACAAAACAAACATTTGCCGACGGCGATGATATTGATATTCAATATAGTGATTCAGATTCTGATTCAGATTCTAATAACAATTCCCCAAAACAAAAGTCAACAGCTAAAAGAAATGGTGTTAATTCTCCTAATAAATTAAAAACTAACACAAATTTAAATAATAAATCAGAAGAAGGTAATGGTGATGAAGAAGAAGACGATGCTGAAGAATTACAAGAATCATTGAAAGTATTGCCTAAAACTATAAGAGAATATATGATAAAAAATAGAAAGATAAGAGATAAAAACCTATTTTTCTTTAAATCAAATAATTTACATGAACCATATAGTAGTAAATGTGGAGCAGTAGATATGAGGCAACCATTAGTAATTACTGATTTAGATATTCAAAATATGAGAGACGATATTGATAAGTCTAATATTAAAAATAAAGCATTACAACAAATAGAAAAAGATATTATTAAATGGGGGTCTGATTCTACAAAAATTAATAATTACATATGTCCAAGAATATGGTGTATCAAGGATAATATTGTAATAACACCTCTTCAGTTATTAGATAATGATGGTAAATGTCCAATTTGTAACGGCTCTATAATTGATAATAAAGCAAAGAATATTGGTCAAGGCACTGTTTTATTAAGAAAGGGTAAATCTAATAATTATTGGGGTGATAAAAAAATACCAGATGATTTCATTGAAGATATTAAAGAAAATAAGTTTAAGAAAACTAATACTAATGCTGAAAACCAAAAAATATTAAATACATACAAAGAAAAGTGGGGATTATATTTAAAAGGAATAGAAAAACTTGCCTTCCCAAGTTTTATGGACCCAAAACTACACCCAAAAGGATTATGTATGATTTGTTGTAATGCAAATAAATCAAACATAAATAGAACAAGTAAACATAAAGTAACAAGAAATTTTGAAAAATGTTTAATACATTATGTAGACGATTTTAGTTATGATATGGGTGAAGAATTGAATTTAAAAGCAGGATACAAGTTAAATAAAAATTTAAAATTAAGTGATAGTGTTGCATTAATTGATTTGAAACACAAATTAATAAAAGTAAAAAATATTAATGCTACAAATAGTAGTGATACCTCAATATTTACACATCTTAATATAGAATATATAGATGGTATAACTATTGCTATACAGGAAAGAGAAGAAAAATATTTTACTCTTTATAAAAAGAATAATGATGGTAGTTATAATTACGAAGTTCCTGATAAAAAAGCAGAAATAAGTTACGTCTTGGGGTCAGACAAATTCCCTTTACCAAATAATAAATATGGTATTCTTCCATATAAACTTGATTTAATGCTTAACGGAAGTGATACAAATAAAATGATAATAAAAGGTGAAATAACAAATACTATTAGATTAGCTACAAATAATGAGGTAATTGTTTATAACCAAAGTCCAGACTTATTTAATAAGAATTATGGTATGTGGGTAAACGAAAGAAAAACTAATATAGGTGATGAATATGCTGAAAATGCTAAATTATTTTTTAGGATGGGAACAACACAAAATTTCAATAATTCATTTTTATTATCAGTATTTAATAGTAAAAGTAATAAAATTACATCTATAAACGAAATATTAATGTTAATAATTAAGAAAATAACACCTCAAATATTTATTCAATTAAATTGTGGTGACATTTTTAAATATTTTATTCCATCTAATATTGATAATGATTATATTAAAAAAAGTGTAATAAAAAATGTATTATTTTGGTGTTCCCAAGAGAAAGAATTTATTAAGTTTTTAGAATGTGAATCCATATTATCGGAGAAGATTGAAGATATAATAACAATATTTACAAAAAAATCCAGAAATTTTTATAAATATAAGCATTTATTCGATATATATTTCTCTTACGAAAATTACAAGAAATATTTATGCGATAATAATGTTGAGAAGGACTATAAATTATTAATTGATCTTGTAAGTAGAAAGGAAATATATGATGAATCATTTAGTATAAATATTTTCATACTTGAACATAGTATAGTTGATGACGAAGAAAAGGTCTCATTATTATGTCCAAAGAACTACGATATAAATAATAATTATAATGAAAATAATAGAAATATAATTTTATACAAAAAAGATAACTATTTTGAAAACATTGTATTTACAAATAAAACAAATGAAATGAGATACCCTATTGATATTCACTATATTGAAAATGAATCATTATTAAACACTTTTTTTAAATTACTAAAAATGAATTGTGATGTTAATGGTATATCAGCATATGACCTTATTAAAATAAATGAATTAAATATTACCAAAAAAATTGTTGATAAATATTTCAAGGGTATAGGTTTACTTACCAAAGAAAACATAATTATTTACACAAAAAGTTTTAATTATAATGCTTTTGATATACCAGCAATAAATTTTAATAAAATCCCAAAGACTGATTATAAAACAGTATTAAGAGAATACGAAAAATTAAATTCAATATTATTTAGAGAAAAGAATCAGTTGATAAATCTTAATAAAATAATTTATACAAAAGATATATTAAATAATGTTCATGGAGTTATAATTGATGATAATTATATTCCTATACAAAATCAAAAAATAGATAGTGATTTAGAAACTAAAAAGATTATTGAATTTAATTATGAAGAAGATATTGATAATTCATTATATGCTAATGGAGGTACAATTGATGACAGACTTGTATATGTTAATGAATTTATGAATGAGTTAAATTTATATAATCAGCTCAAGAATTATTTGTTGATGTTTTTAGATACTAATAATGATATAAAAAATAAAATTAGATATATTCTTCATAATGCTGTTATTACATTACAATTAAAACGTGAATTATTACATGAATTCTTTGATAAATTATTTACTAAAATATTTAATAAGAATAGTTCAAAGGTGCAAACTGTTGAAAATTGCTATGGATTAAAACATAATAAATGTTATAAGAGACATGGTTGTAATTATGTAGCCAAATCAAAGGAATCATTTAGTTTAGATGGTGAAAGTATTACATTAGAAGTTGGTGGATGTGTTATGAAGATACCTGAAATATTATACAACAAATTCAATGTATTTTTAGTTGATGAATTATTACTTAATACTAATGTAAACTTATTTAAAAAGCAAAAACTTAACAGTAAATTTAATTTCAATAATACATTAAATACTATTTTATTAACTGAAAATGAATATGATGAACTCTTAGGCAAAATTATATTTCAAATGAAGAACAAATATTTAAATTACAATTATTATGAAGATTTATATATAGATAATGAAACAAAAGTAATATCATATAATAATATTAGTAATCAACCAAAAAAAATAAAATTATCTAAAATCAAAGTATTGAAAAATAGAGTATTACAAGGCGTTTCCATTGACACTGATAATCAAGAACATTTTGGCAAGGAATTCAAAATTTATGGAACAAAATATAAAGTTAATCCAGGAAAATGTCTTGATATGTATAGTTTAAGAGGTGATGAAGAACCTAAAAGAAAATATAAAGGTTGTAATATTCATGTAGGTGTTCCAGAATTAAAAGGGAAAATTTGTGCTACATCAATATTTACACAAAAACCACATACTGGAAGAATGAAAACCTTTGGGTTTTGCGATGTTGGACAAAATAAATCTCTTATACAAAAAAATAATTCTAAAAAGCCAGAAGCAGACAACAAGCCTCGACCAGAAGCAGACAACAAGCCTCGACCAGAAGCAGACAACAAGCCTGGACCAGATACGGTCGCAAAGCCAAAATTTAAAATTGTACCAAGACAAAATGATAAACAAGTAACAAGAACTAAAATGAAAAATAGATATGCAGTTAATTTTAAATTCAATTTAAAAACTGGTCAAAAGAAAATTGTATCATATAAGAGAACAAAAACAGAAGCATTCAAAACTGGGCAGTGTAAATTTCCTTTTGTAGAATTAGAAGGAAAAGCTGCTAAAGTGCAAAAAACCTATTATGATTGTTATAAATCTAAACATCATAACGAAGATGATATAACAGTTTGTGCTACTGAATTAACTAAAAATGGATTAAGAAGGAAAAAATTAGGGTTTTGTATTCCAGAAGAATTTACAGAAAACCCTGAGAAATTTTTGGATTTATTAAATGATATAAAATCTGGTAAGATTGTTTATAATCAACCTAATATTTCTAATAATAATAAAGCAGTCCCTGTATCTAACTTAGCAGTCCCTGTATCTAACGTAGCAGTCCCTGTATCTAACGTAGCAGTCCCTGTATCTAACGTAGCAGTCCCTGTATCTAACGTAGCAGTCCCTGTATCTAACGTAGCAGTCCCTGTATCTAACGT